TGCTAAAATGATGCAAGAATTATTTGGTAAAGTTCCAACTTTAATTTATATCGGATAATATGCCACGTTTCGTATCTCAAAGAGATTTTAATTTTTTTCAACATATCAATCGTGAATTATTAGTTGATGTGGTGGACGTAGATGTAATCTTATATAAGATTGCATTAGAAACCACTGCGATTAACATTTATGGGGAATCAACAGAAAAAGCACGTTATACTGGTGTAGAACTTAAAGCATTAGTAAAATATCCAAAAGTCCAAACCGATACAAGGGATGGATTTGGTGTGGACGTAACACAAAATGTTGAATTTAGATTTGCAAGAAGATTACTGGCAGAAGTAGAAACATATCCAGAACCAGGTGATATTGTAGAGTATAATGGACTATTTTATGAAATAGATATGACACAAGATTCACAACTCATCGCAGGTCAACCAGAATATTCCACATCACTACTTTGCTTAGCACATCTAACTCGTCGTAGTGGTATTCAAATTGAGGAGGCTAACACATAATGGCCGACTATAGTAATAGAAAAGCAACTGATAAAGTAAAACAAGTAGTTGATAATATTCAAACAACAGAATATCAAAATCGTGGATTGGATACAAAAACAGAATCCAACGATACTCCTATAACTGTTACATTGCTGACTATTGATGAAACTCTTATAAAATATTTATCTACAAGAATACAACCTATCTTATCACAAGATGGTAAGTCTGTAAAAGTACCTATTATATACGGTAATCCTGAACGTTGGAAAAGTGTTCAAAAAGATGGGGTTTTACGTGATAAGTTCAATAAAATTCAATTACCAATTATAATGCTCCGTAGAACTGGTCTGAAAAAGAATCTAAAACAAAACTCACCAGTTAACAAATATTTGGAACGCGAGTTTGAAACTGGATGGAACAAATATAACCCATACGACAGATTTGCAGCAGTAAATGGTATAAAACCAGTTAAAAAATATGTAACTACGGTGACTCCTGATTATTTTGACCTTACCTACGAATGTATGATTTGGACAGAATATATGGAGCAAATGAATAAAGTTATAGAACAAGTGTCGTTTGAAGATGATGAATATTGGGGTAGTAGAGGACAATATAAGTTTAGAACACGTATCGATGAGTATAAAACAGATACGACTTTACCGAATGTACAGGATAGATTGGTACGGACAAGTTTTACTCTAAACGTGTCAGCATATCTTTTACCAGAACGAATGCTTAATAAAACTGGGCAAACTATGCAGACTTCGCAACAACGATATTCGGTCAAAAAAATCGTCACTTTTACTGAAGTAGAAGAGGGATAAAAGTCGTGTTTCACCGAAATAATCTATATTTATAATACGAGTACAAATATGTCTATGGAGGTTATATGAGTGAAGTTAAGAAACTGACAGATGAAGAGTTATCATCTGTTAAGGGTTTGCGTGAACAGATAATATCAGTGATTTCAATAGTGGGTCAGTTAAAATTGACTCACGATTTAATGGAAGAAGATTTGTCTACTATTAAGTCAAAGTTAACTGAGGAAGTAGTAAAGTATAAAGAATTACTAGTCAAAGAAAAAGGGCTAGTTGACGAATTATTAAAGAAATATGGAATGGGTTCTTTGGATGTCGAAACTGGTGTATTTACCCCTGAAAAATAAGTAATATTGGAGATTCCGTATGGCAGAACGCATTGTTAGTCCTGGCGTTTTCACACAAGAACGTGACCTTAGTTTCCTAGAACAAGGGGTCGGTGAAATTGCTGGTGCATTTATTGGTCCAACACCAAAAGGACCAGCATTTATTCCAACTGTAGTTACAAGTCAACAAGACTTCGAAAACAAGTTTGGCACACCTGATGGTAAGTCATTCCTTGGATTGACTGTGAAGAATTATCTTCGTGAATCAGGACGAGCAACAGTTGTTCGTGTTCTTGGTTTAGACGGATATACTCACACAAACCACACACCAGCTCTTCTTTTTGCAACTGGTTCAAGTGGTTCATTCTTGTATTCAGTACTTCACCCAACTATTTCAGGTAGTAAAATTGAAGCAGTAAGTGCAAGTGGTGCACCAAGTAATTTTTCATTAGTAATTTCATCATCTGTTGTTACAGACATCGCAGAATCAGGACTATCATCAACAACTTCTGCAGGTGGATTTATTGGTAATGTTCTTTCATTTGGACCAACAGGAACAAAGAATGGATATGTATACGGAATATTCCCAGAAGCAATAACATTAGCAGGTGCTAATGTAACAATGTCGGCAGTTACAAGTTCTGATGCATTAATGTTAAGTGGTAGTACATTTGGTACATACGCATTTGCATCAACTCCTTGGGTTCAATCACAAACAATTGGTGCTGGAAAGTTAAATCTTTTCAAGGTTCACACATTAACCGATGGTAACGCAGCAAATAAGGCTGTTAAAGTTTCTATCGTAGGACCAAAGAAAGCATCTATTACTGGTGATTATGGTACATTTACACTTCAAGTTCGTGATTTTAACGACACAGATGCACAACCATCTGTATTGGAACAATGGGACAACTTGACATTAGACGCAACAGACGCAAACTTTATTGCTCGTCGTATCGGTAATAGCGCACCAGTAATAGATCCAAACACTGGTGAACGTTACTTCCAAGGTGACTATACAAATAATTCATCATATATTCGTATTGAATTAGCAGCAGGTATCGATGATATCTCAACAGATGCATTACCATTTGGATTTGATAAGTTACAAACACCAGTGGGTACATCAGTCAGTAATGTTGTAATTCCATCATATATTTCATCATCTTGGAAAACAACAACTGGTGCAAGAGGATATAGTACAACATCTTCTTACGCAACATCTGATTATTATGGATATGCATACTCAACTACACCAAATACAAATATGTCGTATTTGGCACCAATTCCAAGTGGTGCAGCTCAAGTTGGTGCAGCATTCAATCTTGAAAATCTTGGAAACTCAGAAATTCAAGATTCTTCAAATAATTTTATTACTACAGCAAACTTCTTAACAAACACCGATGCAACTGCAAAGTTAAAGTTTACAGTTCCATTCCAAGGTGGATTTGATGGTAATAATCCAGCTCGTGAAATTAAGATGTACGATAGTATCACAGCAGGAAATACACAAGGATTTGACCTAACTAACGCAACATCAGCTGGTTCAAAGTCATACAAAAAAGCATTAGATGCAATAAGTAATCCAGATGCATTTGATATCAACTTGTTGGTATTACCTGGTGTGGTATACGAACTTCACCCATATATCGCAGACTACGCATTGAGTGTTTGTGAAACTCGTGGTGATTGTTTCTACATTATGGATTTGGTACAAGCAAGTGCAACCGCAGCAACAGCAGTTACACAAGCAGCATTAATTGATAGTAACTACGCAGCAGCGTATTATCCTTGGGTAAAGGTGTTGGATACAAATACAAATAAGTTAGCATTTGTACCACCATCAGCAGTACTTCCAGAAGTATATGCATATAGTGATAACACATCAGCAGAATGGTTTGCACCAGCAGGTTTAAATCGTGGTGGAATTCCAGGAGCAGCAGGTGTTAAGGTTCGTTTGGCACAAGTACAACGTGACCAATTATACGAAGGAAAGGTCAATCCAATTGCACAATTCCCAGGACAAGGTATCTGCGTATGGGGACAAAAAACCTTACAACGTCGCTCATCGGCACTTGACCGTGTAAACGTTCGTCGTCTCCTTATCACTGTTAAGAAGTTTATCGCAAGTTCAGCACGTTTCCTCGTATTTGAACAAAATGTTGAAGCAACTCGTCGTCGTTTCCTCAACATTGTAAACCCATTCTTGGCAAACGTACAAGAACGTTCAGGTCTCTACGCATTCCGTGTTATTATGGATGAAACCAATAATACACCAGACGTAATCGACCGTAACATCTTGGTTGGTCAACTGTATCTCCAACCAACAAAGACTGCTGAATTCATTAAGTTAGAATTCAACATTCTCCCAACTGGCGCAGTATTCCCAGGCGCATAATAAATTAGGTTATATTTTTTCGTTACCGACTATTTATAGTAAATCTGTTAGGAGATACAAATGGCAAATAATATCGTAGCCGAAAATGAAATTTTCTTTACGGCGTTCGAACCAAAGGTTAAAAATCGCTTTTTAATGTTAATCGAAGGTGTACCAGCCTATATCGTTAGAAAGGTAAGCCGCCCAGAAATTCGTCAAGATACCATTAAGGTTCCACACATCAACACCGTTCGTTTCGTTAAGGGTGTTTCTGTATGGCAACCAATGACCTTGACCCTTTACGATCCTGTTGTACCATCAGGTGCACAAGCAGTAATGGAATGGGTTCGTCTCCACCACGAATCAGTAACAGGTCGTGACGGATACGCAGAATTCTATAAGAAAGATTTGACCCTCCAAGTTCTCGGCCCAGTAGGTGATAAGGTTGAAGAATGGATTATCAAGGGTGCACAAATTACACGTGCAACATTTGGTGACCTCGAATGGGCAGATACCAGTGATAACGTAGCAATTGAATTAGAAATTCAACCAGACTACTGCGTATTGAACTACTAATCCAAAAAACTCAGGATGTATTTATCCCCTTCGTGATGTAGGTATTCTATACGCACGAGGGGGATTTTTACTTATAAAATCTATTTGTATCGATTGAAATGATACTTATATAGAGGTAGAAATATTTTTAACTTGGGTGTGTAATATGCCGCAATTAACAGAATTACGAGTTGGTCAAGGGGAAACATTTGAAGTACTCGTAACGTTATTACAAACTGTCTCAGGCACACCATTAGATATTACACATTACAATATCACTGGTCAAGTACGTGAAAATTACACAACAGATGAAATTGCTACATCATTTAATGTAGCAAAAGTTTTACCATATACATCTGGTAGTTTACGTATTACATTAAATGAAGATCAAACTATAAATCTTACACAACGTAAGTATGTGTACGATATTTTAATTACCAGCGGTTCGGGCACCCCAGTAAATCGTCGTATTTTAGAAGGACCACTCACCGTTCGTCCAGCTGCAACGAGATAAAAGATGAGCTTACCAGATATTACTGTTGTTATACAAAAACCAGATGTAGTCGTTAGAAACTTAGGTGGTTCAGGATCATTTTTAAATGTTGCTGATTCCGCAGTAAGTTCTTCTTATGCGTTGACCGCAAGCTACGCAATGAATGGTGGTGGGGGCGGTGGTGGTGGAGACGGTGCAACAGGTCCAACTGGTGCCACTGGTCCACGTGGTGCAACAGGTGTAGCTGGTTCTCCAGGTGGTGCTACAGGACCAACAGGTCCATCTGGTAGTCAAGGTGCAACAGGCGTACAAGGT